AAATAATATTGACTACAATGTCTTTGCTGAACAAAAGACTTTAGAACTAGGATCTTTTGATATTGGCGTTAGTGGATCTGATGTTCAATTTAAATTTACTCCAGTTTCTGGAATTGGAATCACTGTACATACTAATTTTCAAATATTAAATACCAATAATGTTTCTCCAAATCAAGTTATAAATGAACTTACAGTATTAACTAGTGAAAAATACATTTATAATGGATCTTCTCAAGTTTCTATATCAACAGTTTCAAGTGATTTTTGTTCAACAAAATATATCATAGAAGCAGAAAAAACAGTTGGATTAGCAACATCAAGATCTATATTCCAAATAAATTCAGTGCATTTTGAAGATTATAATAACAATACAGTTTATGGATTTGCTGGTGACATGGACAGTGAAGAATTTGCAATTGAAACCATATATAATCCCTCTCCTGGAGAATATTTACTTGCATTCACTCCAAGTGAATCTGCAAATTATAATTTTAAGATAGTTAGAAAATCTATATTATCTCCAAACACCTAATAAATATTTTAAAAATGCCTGTTTCTGACGTTGGTGCAATTTATACTCCTGCAATTTATGGAAGGACTTCTTTTCCTATAAGACATGAACGAGAACCAGTTTTTTATAAAACTTTTAATGGATCAAATCCAAACATAGTTGGAATAACCTCTGATAAAATTACAGTTAAAGATCATTTTTTTAGTACTGGAGAAAAATTAATTTACAGTCCAGGGGCTGGATCTTCTATTGGAATAACTACAACTAGTCCAGGAAATATTGGTTTTAGTACATATTTACCAAATATAGTTTACCCAATTGTTTTAGATAAAGACACTATACGAGTTGCTTTAGCATCTTCTTTAGCTTTATCTGGAAATTATGTTGGTATAACAACTACTGGAATTGGTTCTGCTCATACTCTATTGGCAGAGAAACAAAATTCAAAGTGTTTAATTGCAATTAATAATATAATTCAATCACCTCTTGCGGTTGGTTCTACAGTAGGCATAGTAACTTTCACAAACACATCAGCCACTTTAGATACTTTACAAAATGTTAGATTAGGATCTTTTTTGAAAATTTATCAAAATAACGAAAGCGAAATTGTAAAAATATCAGCAATAAATTATACTACAAAAAATGTATCCATTTCAAGAGGAGTTGCATTGATGGGAACTCCACAAATTAATTTTACTGGAATAATAACTCAAACACCAGCAACACTTTTAAGTGGCACTTATAATATATCTAAAGATGTAATATACTTTTCTGATGCTCCATTAGAATCAAAAAAAATAAATCTAACTATTCCCACATCTGATATTGATTTTAGTCAAAATAGTTTTACTTATTTTACTGGTAATGAGTTTAATATTATTACTGGAAGTCAGGCAGTTTTCTATTCAGAAAATCCTCCAGTAGAATTAGTAAATGGTACTGTTTACTATTTAATTAGAAGTTCTAATAACACATTTAAATTTGCCACTACCCTATTCAATTCATTTAATAATGTTTCAATAGATTTTTCAACAAATAGTGGAAATGAGTTTGTAGTTGCATCATTTCAATTATTTTTAATAATACCAGCAGAAAATAGTTCTTTTCAAGGAAGAGTATTTTTAAGATCTAATTATGATGGCAATTATGTATTTGATGATATTTCTGAACAATTTACTGGAATAACTAGTTCTTTTGAATTAAAAACTTCAGGCATAAGTACTGTAGGAATAAGTTCAGATAATGGAATTGTTTTGATTAATAATGTATTTCAATATCCAGAATCAGAAGAAGCTTTTGAATATAGACAAGTTGGAGTTGGATCAACTGGTCAAACTTTTATTGATTTTAAAGGATCTGGTGATTTTAAATCCTATGATGTCAATGTAAAAGGACTCCCAAGAGGTGGAATAATAGTTTCCTATGGAACTAGTAGTGGATCTTTGTATCAACCTCTAATACCAGCAACTGGATTTGCAATTGTTTCTGCTGCAGGAACAATATCAAATATTTACATAGGAAATCAAGGATCTGGGTATAGGACTGGAATAACCACATATTATATTGACATTGAAGATGCAGATCTTCCAGGGTCTGGTGCTAAAGGTATAGCATATCCAAATTCTGTTGGAATTATAACTGGAGTTGGTATATTGACTGGTGGATCTGGATATCAGTATAACATAACACCAACCACTTTAAGTTCAACAATAAATGAACTAGATCCAAATGGAACACCAGTAGGAGTTGGAACAACATCTGATTTTGAATATTTTAGAGGACAATTAGTAAGTGTTGACAATCCTGGATTTGTTCTTATAGATTCTGAAGTAATAAAATATACTGGATTAGATAATGCAACTAGTTCACTCACTGGAACTATAAGAGGACAACTTGACACCATAGGCACTTTACACACTTCTAGTACTCCAGTGAGCAAGTATGAATATAAGTACATAGTTAAATTTGATGCTCCTGCCACATATGACAATGTGCCATTAACTGGTTCTGTTGCAGGAGTGGGAGCCTCTGTTAGTTTTGATATTGACCAATTTGGAGAAATTTCAAATCTATCATTCACAAATAGAGGATATAATTATAAAATTGCAGAAGTATTAACTCCCACTGGAACCTTAGGATTATCAACTCAAACAAATAATGATAAATTAAAAATTACAGTTGAAGAAGTTGGAAAAGATGATTTTTCTGCATGGAATGTTGGACAATTAAGAAAACTCAATGACTTAACAGATAAAGTAAATGGACGAAGAAGAATATTTACATTATTTGAAACAGTAAATACTGAATTAGGATTAGTTACTAGAAGAACTAGTTTAGAATCAGATCTTGCTTCTGGGATTGATTTATCATACAATTTATTGATTTTTGTCAATGATGTTCTTCAAATCCCAAATGTGTCATACATATTTTTAGGAGGTTCTCAATTAGAATTTACAGAAGCACCTCCTCTTGGAAGTACAGTTAAAGTTTATTTTTACACTGGATATGAAGGGGATGCTGAATTTTTCCAACCTCAAACTGATGTTAAAGAAGGTGATTCATTACTAATTCAAAGAGATATATTTGAGACAATACCAGTTGAACAGAAAAAAAGAACAGCTTTAAGAGTTGTTAGTTCAGATACTTTAAGAACTGAGGTTTATACAAACAGAGGATTGTCTGCATCTTCATCACAAAGAAGGACTCTAGTATGGACTCCACAAAAAGCAGATAGTATCATTTATGGAGAAATAGTATCTAAAAGTAGAGAAAAATTATCTTCAGGAATAAGTAGCATTTCTATAATTTCCTTTAATTATGATGTTAATCCTGGAATTCAAACAGTTGGTATTACTACCACAAATGGAACATTTAGTGGGTTCTGTACAAACATAATTGGAATCAATACAAATGCTGGTATAGGATCATTAATTCAAGTTGGTGATTTTATTGAAGCATCTTACATATCAATTGGAGTTACTATTGTATCAATTGGATCTAGTATTATTAATATAGGATCTCCATCACTAGGAATTTCAACATCTTCTGGAAATCTTTTCTTAGGAATAACCTCATATTCATCATCTCCTATTGGGATAAATACTATCCCACTCACTTTCTACAGAAAGAACTAATAAATAACAATAAAGTAACAAAAACAAATGCCAGCGATAGTTACTGATAAAATAAGATTATTGAATTGTAGTAATTTCATTAGTGATATTTCTACTGGTTCTTATTATATTTTTCTTGGGTTTCCAAATGCAACTGATTTTGACTCAGATTGGGACAACTCTCAACCAAGTCCTATAGACAATGATCTATATTTAAATTCATATAGAGACACTATTTTGGGAGTAAAGAAGGTTAACTCTTCTGATGTCATAAGGGTAATTCCAAAACTCCAATGGATAACAGGAAGAAAATATGATATGTATAGACATGATTATAGCGTTTATAATCTTTCTGCAGTTGCATCTGCAACTAGATTATATGATTCTCAATATTACATAATCAATAGAGATTATAGAGTTTATATTTGTCTTAATAATGGATCATCTCCTGCTAATCAAAATCAAGGAGTTGTATCAACTCAAGAACCATTACATACAGATATTTCCCCAAGAAAGGAAAGTGATGGTTATGTTTGGAAATATTTGTATACTTTAAGTCCAGCAGATGTTTTAAAATTTGATTCTACTAATTATATTGCAATTCCAAATGATTGGACAACTACATCCAATGCAGAAATAACTAGAATTAGGTCTAATGCATTTAATGGACAAATACAAACTATCTTGATAGAAAAACAAGCTCAATATAATTATGTTGGAACATTATCTGGTGTTCCAATAAAAGGAGATGGTTTTGGTGGAGAAGCTAGTGTTATTTTTGATGAGGAATCCAAACCAGTATCTGTTGAAGTGACTGTTGGTGGATTAGAGTATACATATGCAACTTTAGATTTAGATTCTGTACTACCACCATTATCAGGAGAAAAAGCAATATTTAATGTAATCATCCCTCCTCCTGGTGGACACGGATCTAATCCATATACTGAATTAGGAGCTACTAGAGTTTTAATCTACAGTAGAATTGAAAATGATCCAACTAATCCAGATTTTATAATTGGAAATCAATTTTCAAGAATTGGATTAGTTAAAAACATAAAAACATTTGGATCAAATAGTAATTTTACAGGAAGTAGTGGTTCTGGAATTTATGCAGCAAAAATGAATACTTCTGTAATTTTAGATCCAGTAGATTCTAAAATTACTCAAACATCTTCAAATGGAGTTGGTACTTTAGTGAGTTTTGATTCAACCACACAAATATTAAAATATATACAACCAAGAACTAATTATCTAGATACTTATGCAGTTGGAAATATAATTACTATTGATTATCAATATGCAAATAGTTCAAGTGGAATTCAAACAGCAACAGTTTATGATCAAAATGAATTTGATACTTCAACTAATTTTGTAATAGGAGCAAACTCATATCCAATAGATACATCATTCAATGGATCCACAGTTACTGTTGGATCAGTAGAGTATTATTTGGGGCAGAGTTTTAATTCTGGGTTATCTAGTCCAGACATAAATAACAAGAGTGGAGAAGTGCTTTATGTAGACAATAGAGGGTCAGTTACCAGAGCATCTCAACAAAGAGAAGATATAAAAATTATTTTAGAATTCTAAGAAAATGCCCCAAAGCACAAATTTAAACAAAACTCCATATTATGATGACTATAACTCAGAAAAGAATTTTTATAAAGTTCTTTTTAAACCTGGAGTAACGGTACAAACTAGGGAACTTACTACCCTACAGTCTATTCTGCAAAATCAAATTGAAAGATTTGGAAGTAAATTTTTCAATAATGGTGGAGTAGTTATACCAGGAAACTGCGCTTATATTCCAGTATATAATGCAATTGAAGTAGAAACAATTTATAAAGGGATTAATGTAGAAAATTTTCTTAGTGATCTAATTGGGAAAGTTTTAACTGGTGTTGATAGTGGAATAACAGCTAAAGTTGTAAATTATCTAACAGTATCTGATTCTGAAAAAAGTAGAACTACAATATATGTAAAATATCTTTCATCTGCTAATGATTTTGAAACAGAGGAATTTTCTGCAGGTGAAGAATTAACTTCAAACTTTGACGTATCCTTAGGGCAAGGATTTATTTTTGAAGGGGAACCAATTCTTCAAATTGCAGACCCAGTTGGAAGAACTCCATTTTCAGTAGGATCTGCTGCTAAAATTGAAGCTGGTGTTTATTTTGTAAGAGGATATTTTGTAGAGGTTCAAACACAAGAACTTATTTTAGATCAGTATGGAAATATTCCATCATATAGAGTTGGTCTTGCAATATCAGAAGATATAATTAATTCAGATGATGATTCTTCTTTAAATGATAATGCTCAAGGATTCTCAAATTATGCAGCTCCTGGAGCAGATAGATTTACAATTACTTTAACACTATCTAAAAAAGTATTAGATGATATTAATGATGATAATTTTATTGAATTGTTTAGAGTAGAAAATGGAATAATTAGAAAGATCAAACAAGAAACAACTGGTTCTTTTATTACTGATGTTCTAGCAAGAAGAACTTTTGATGAATCTGGAAATTATAGTTTAAAATCATATAATGTTAAAGCAGTAGAATCTTTAAACAATAGATTGGGAAATGGTGGAGTATATTTAAATACTCAAAACACATATCAGGGAGGAATCCCATCTGAAGATCTTGGATTGATTCAAATTTCTCCAGGAAAATCTTATGTTAAAGGATATGAAGTTGTAAATTATGATACTGTCTTAGATTATCCAAAACCAAGAACAACAAAAAGAGTTGAATCATCTTCTATTGTATTTTATGGTGGAGACTTACTAAGAGTAAATAATGTAAAATCTTCTCCTAAACTAGGAATATCAACCAATTCTACTGTATCTTTAAGTGCTGAAAGATTAGTAAATCAAACTGCACCTGCAACTACCATTGGATATGCTAGAGTTTATGACTTTGAACATCACAATACTTCATATGAAAGTCCTGCCAGTCAGTTTAATTTAAAATTATTTGACATTCAAACTTTCACAAATCTATTTACAACTATTCCAGTTACTGGCATTCCAATTGGTTCTTATATTCAAGGTTCTAGTAGTGGATCTTCTGGATATGTAAAACTTATTACTGCAGGAGATACTAATTTTTCCCTTTATCAAGTATCTGGAAAATTTATAAGGAATGAAACTCTTGTAATTAATGGAATTTCTAGCACTAGTGCTTATATTGGAACAGTAACAGATTATTCACTTAATGATGTGAAATCAGTTTCTGATGGATTGGGATTTGTTGCAGATGCATTATTATCAAATTCATCCACATTGATTGGCCCATTCAATGCCATTGTTTATTCTCCAACTGGTATTGTCACATTCTCAAAAGTGACTGGTAATGCCTTTGAGGCATCTATAAAAGTAAATGATATCATTTCATATCAAGCTCCAGGATTTACTTCTTCGGTGTTTGCTAGAGTAAGTTCCTTTAATAGTTCAAGGACTAATGTAACATTAGTGGGAGTTTCCACTGTTCAAAATGTTTGTACTGGAGATGTTGGAATAGGAACTTATTCATTACAATCAGTACAAATCCTTAGACCTACAATTACTAAAATTGAAAACTCTTCTTTATATAATAAATTAACACATACTAATATTTCTAATGTAGAGTTATTAAACTCCAGCGTAACAATTAAAAAACAATATACTGGGATTACAAAAACTGTAACTTCATTAACATTACCAAGTTTATCTGGAACTGATTATGTGTATGCAGCATTTGATGAAGAAAGATACCTAATATTGAATGCAAATGGATCTATAGAAAATTTATCAAATGCTACACTGACTTTAACTTCTGGGGGGAAAGAAGGTGAATTTACTTCATTATCTTCAACATCTGGTCCTTGCGTAGTAATTACTACTCAAATTAAATCTAATGTAAATTTTAAGAAAAAACAATATAGTAGATCAAATTATATTATAGTAGATAAAACAAAATATTCTACTCCTAAAAATGCTGGATTGACATATGATAGTTTATATGGAACAAGAGTTGATGATGATCAAATTAGTTTAAATAATCCAGATATAGTAGAAGTCCATGCAGTATATGAATCTTCTGGGACTGGAGATCCTCAAGTTCCATGGATTGCTATTACTGATTTGACCAGTCCAACTTCAAATACATCTGATTTAATTTTGGGCGAAAATGTTGTTGGTCAAGATACTGGGGCAGTTGCTAGTTATGTACAATTAAAAAACTCATCTCAAATTTATTTGGTATATAAAACTGCTCAAACTTTTCAAGTATCAGAAAAAATTACATTTTTGGAAAGTGGATATACTGCAATCATTGGAACAGTAAATGCTGGAGATAGAAATATTGTCAACAATTTTACAGTAGATAATGGACAAAGAAAGAATTATTATGATTATGGAAGATTAGTTAGAAATGCAACAGCACAAGAACCAACAGGAAGATTAAAAATTTACTTTGATAATTTTACATTTGATGCTAATGATTCTGGAGATTTAATAACAGTTAATAGTTACTTATCTTCACTATATGGAACTAAAATTCCATCATATGATGGAATAAGAAATACTGATATTATTGACTTAAGACCTAGAGTTGGGTCATATACTTCTGCAAGTGGAATTAGTCCTTTTGATTTTTCATCAAGATCTTTTGAAGTTTCTGGTGGCAATGCATCTCAAATTCTTGCCTCTGATGAAAATGTTATATTTGACTATGAGTTTTATCTTGGAAGATCTGATAGATTAACTTTAGATAGAGAAGGTAATTTCACATTAGTGTTTGGAGAACCAAGTGAAATTCCTATTACTCCAGAAATTTCATCTGAAGTTTTAGATGTTGCTACTATCATAGCATCACCATATGTTTATAATATTACAGATTCAGCACAAGTAAAAATTATTATTACAGACAATAAAAGATATACTATGTCTGATTTGAGAGATCTTGAAGATAGAATAGGATTCTTAGAATATTATACTTCATTAAGTTTACTTGAACTATCAACTGAAAATTTAAATATTGAAGACAGTAATGGTCTTAATAGATTTAAATCTGGATTTTTTGTTGATAATTTTGTAGACACTTCTTCAGTAGACTTACAGAGTATTGCTAATTCTACTATTGAAAATGAAATTTTATCTCCTGTAGTTTTCAATGCTAGAGTTGATTTAAGTCTTTTTAGTTCAGATTCTACTCTATCCAAATCTCAAATTAATTTAGATGATACAACTTCAACTAATGTAACTAGAACTGGAGATACAATTACTTTAGATTATACTGAGGTTGAGTATTTCAAACAACCATTTGCAAGTAGGATAGTAAGCGTTAATCCATTTGATATAGTTACTTGGGTTGGGAATTTAGCATTAAGTCCAAAAATTGATACTTGGACAGTTAGAAGACCAGCAGTGGAGGCAGGTAGAGTTGTTGGACAAGGTAATTTTGTAACATGGGGTGAATATACTGGTGGATATGAATCATACATTAGACCAAGAAATATTCAATTCACTGCAACTAGATTAAAACCAAACACAAGGTTTAAATATCTTTTTGATTCTAAAGTTGTTAGTGGTGCAGATGCTGTTCCTCCAGGATCTTTTGTATTTCCAAAATTACTTGAAATTACTGATGTTGTTGGTTCTTTTCAACCAGGAGAAACAGTTAGAGCATATGCTGCAAATGGAGAGTTAACTGCTCAATTTAGAATTTGCAATCCAAATCATAAAGATGGTTCTATTACAAATCCATCATTTACTTATAATATTAATCCATACTCCCCAACAGTTGGAATTTCATCTCTCTATGGACCACAGTCCACCATATTGAATATTGACATAGAATCATTGGAAGCACAAAACTTAGGAGAATTTTGGGGAAATGTTGCAACTGGATATAGGGTATATGGATTAACTAGCAAGGCAAGTGCTAAAGTTTTAGACAACAGATTAATTACTGATGAAAATGGAACTGTTTCTGGATCTTTGTGGACAGGAACTGATCAATTTAAAACAGGAACTACAACTGCTCAAATAACAACACAAAAATCTCCATTAGGAGTTCCTGGAGAATTTACCAGTGAGGCAAGCAACATCTTTACTTCTCAAGGAACAATAATTCAACCATATTATATTGTTTATTATGATCCCTTAGCACAAACTTTTATTGTTGATGATGAGACTGGAATTGTTCCAACTTCTGTTGATATATTTTTTGCAGACAAAGATGCTGCAATTCCAGTAGAACTTCAAATTAGAGAAGTAATTAATGGATATCCAGGAGGACCAGATAAAGTAATTCCAGGTCTTCAGAAAGTCTTATTGCCATCACAAGTTAGTACTAGTACAAATGCATCTTCACCAACTACATTTAGATTTGATAAGATGGTAAGATTGGAGGGTGGTAGAGAATATGCATTAGTTTTAGTATCAGATTCTCCAAATTATTTTGTGTGGCATTCCAGAATGGGTGAAGTTGAAATATCAACTGCACAAAACAGAGAAATTGGCAAGGTTATTATTAATAAACAACCTTCAATGGGAGTTATGTTTAAGGCTCAAAATGGAAGCACTTGGACGGCAAGTCAGGAAGATGATATTAAGTTTACCATCAGGAGAGCAAATTTTAGTACATCTGGAGGAACAGTCAGATTATTTAATTCTTCTCAGAATGTCATTAGACCAGAAAATAAATTAAAAGAAAATCCAATTTATTCTATTTCAACTAGTGCATCTGCATATAATAATGGCAGATATATTAAAATTGATCATGAGAATCATGGAATGCATTCACCTGCAGAAAAAGTACAAATTCTTGGAGTTAATCCAGATTCAATTCCAACAAAACTTACTGTTTCTTATGGAGCAACAGAAACTTCATCCATTAGTATTGCAAGCACATCTGGATTTGGAACATATGATGGTTCTTCTGTGGGTGTTTCTAACCCAGGATATGCTTTAATAAATGGAGAAATAATTAAGTATCAAACTGTGTTATCTGGACAACTTGCAGATATTACTAGAGGACAAGATGGAACTGTATCAATATTCCAACCCATAGATTCTTTAGTTTATAAGTATGAATTCAATGGAGTTCCATTGGGTAAAATTAACACAACACATACAATTCAAACAACTCCAAAACCAACTTTAGATTCTTATTATGTGCAAGTTGGATCTGGAAGTACCTTTACCATCGATAAGTTTGGAGGAGGGTTAAATGTATATGCAGGAAGAAATATTAATTTTAGTTCAGTTAGTTTAAATGAAAACTTCATTATATCCCCAGATAAAACTTCAGTTTCTGCAAGAGTTAGAACTATTTCAGAAAGAAGTATAGATGGAACAGAAACTGCTTTTAGTGATCAAGGTTATGAGTCAATTGATTCATCTGGTAAAACAAATTTTAAAACTATCAGAACAGTTCTCTCAAAAACAAATGAAGTTGAATTCTTAAATTCTACTGCATTTGAGGGACAAAGGTCATTAACACTAGAATTAACTCTAGGATCTTTAAACTCTAAAGTTTCTCCAATTATTGATATTGATCAAATTTATCTTGATGTAGAGGGATATAGAATTAATCAACCAGTAGGATTAAGTTCATATGCAACTGATTCAGGAGCAAATTCAAATATAAATGATCCACACTCTTTCTCATACACAAGTAGAAAAATTAATTTAGCACAAAGTGCAACTTCTATTAAATCATATATTTCATGCTATAGAGAGTCTGCATCTGACATTAGAATGCTTTATAAAATCTATAGAGCAGATGTTACTGATGAAGATCAAGTTTGGGAACTTTTTCCAGGATATCAAAATGTTGATGTAAATGGGAATGTTATTGATTCTGATGACAATGATGGAAGATCAGATACAAATGTAACAAGTAGTTTTGAGAATGAATTTAAAGAATATTCATTTACTGTAGATAATTTACCAACATTTACTGGTTTTGCAATCAAAATAGTTGCTACAACAACAAATCAGGCAATTCCACCATTAATTAGACAATTAAGATCTATAGCATTAGCATAATGAAAAAAATAAAATATGCATTAGTAGAAGGGCATCCAAATTTAATTAGGGATCTTTCTACTAATGCAATTATCAATACAGATTCAAAAGCATCAGAACAATATCTAAAAACAAGAGACAGGAAAAAAGAAGAACAAAAAAAAATTTATAATATAGAATCCGATATAGAGGAACTAAAATCTTCAATTGATGAAATTAAAATTTTACTAAAGAGCATTTTAAAAGGATCTGTTGAATCTAAATAATAAAAAGCGTAGAAATAATGGCAAAACCAGCATCAAAACAAAATTTAATAGATTATTGTCTAAGAGAACTTGGTGCTCCAGTTTTAGAAATCAACGTTGCAGAAGAGCAACTTGATGATAGAGTTGATGAAGCTTTGCAATATTTTCAAGAGAGACATTTTGATGGAGTTCAAAAAATGTTTCTTAAATATAAACTTACTCAAAATGACTTAGATAGAGGAAGAGCAAGAGGAAATAATCTTAGTGTAGGAATAGTAACTACTACATCAACAACAGGAATTGGAACTTTTAAATGGGAAGAAAATAGTAACTATATCCCAGTCCCAGACTCAGTAATTGGAATAGAAAGAATATTTAAAGTAGATAATAGATCTATATCATCCAATTTATTTAATGTAAATTATCAACTATTTTTGAATGACATTTATTGGTTCAGTTCAACGGAAATGTTGAATTACTATGTAACCAAAAGATATCTAGAGGATATTGATTGGATAGTAAGACCAGAAAGACAAATAAGATTTAACAAAAGGCAAAATAGATTATATCTTGACACTAGTTGGGATAGTTTAAATGTAGATGATTATTTGATTATAGAATGTCATAGAATTTTAGATCCAGCAGAATCTACTAATGTTTGGAATGACTCATTTCTAAAAAAATATACAGTAGCATTAATCAAAAAACAATGGGGACAAAATTTAATTAAATTCCAAGGAGTTAAACTTCCAGGTGGAATTGAGTTAAATGGAAGACAAATTTATGATGATGCAGTGAGAGAGTTGCAGCAAATAAAAGATTCAATGATGCTTGAATATGAACTACCTCCATTGGATCTAATAGGATAATATGTTAAATCCATTTTTTATTCAAGGAACTAATACAGAACAAGGTCTTATTCAAGATCTTATCAATGAACAATTGAAAATGTATGGCATAGAAGTTTATTATATGCCTAGAAGTATTATTTCTGAGGGAAAAATAATAAAAGATGTAATTTATTCTAAATTTAATAATGCATTTCCAATTGAAGCTTATCTAGTAAATTTTGAGGGATTTGACAATAATAGTATCTTAATGTCTAAATTTGGAGTTAGAATAACTGATGAAATGACTCTTATCATATCTAAAGAAAGATTTGATTTGTACATTGGCGAAATGATGAAAACAATTAGTGGAGTAAAAAATACAACTCAACCAAATGAGGGAGATTTGATTTACATTCCACTCTCAGATAGTTTGATGGAAATTAAATATGTAGAAAATAGAAAACCATTTTTTCAACTTCAAAAAAATTATGTTTATGAATTGAGATGTGAATTATTTGAATATGAAGATGAGCAAATTTCTACTGGTATAGTTGAGGTAGATCTTCCTTTAGCAAATCTTGGATATGAAGCAATTCTTTCATTGTCTGGACTTGGAATCACAGCAACTGCTTACACTGGCATAGTAACAGGTGGAATTCAAAACATTGATGTAATTAGTGGTGGATATAGATATTCATCTAATCCAACTTTAATAATTAGTTCTCCACTGTCTGGAATTAAAGGAACTGCAGTTGGAGTTATGACAAATTCTAGAGGATTAACTTCCACAAAAAGTTTACATAAAGTTTACATAGAAAATCCAGGTAGGGGTTATGTATATACATCTCCACCATTAGTTTCTATATTTGGTGGAGGTGGATATAATGCCTCAGTTAAAGTTGGAATTGCCACATCTGGAAGCATTGGAATTGTAACTCTCACATATGCAGGAACTGGATATAGTAGTGCACCAGCAGTAACATTTTCATCTCCAGTTGCTGGAGGAACCACTGCAATTGCAGAATCCTTCTTAAATGTCAATGGGGGAATTTCCACAATCAGAATAGTAAATGCTGGTTATGGTTACACAAGTGCTCCAACAATTTATATTTCTGCAGGATCTACTGTTGCATCTGGAAATTATATTTTTGGTGAAAGTGTAACTGGATCACTTTCTGGTGCAATTGGAATAGTTAAAAGTTGGGACGAAATAACAAAACAACTTAAAGTATCTGGAATGGGCACTGATTTTGTTATTGGAGATTCTATAGTAGGAGCAGCAAGTAGTGCAATTTATATTGTACGTGGGTACAATACTTATGAATTAGAAGAACCATCTTATGATTATAATGATGATATAGAAGAAGAAGCAGATGAAATTATAGATTTTACAGAAATCAATCCCTTTGGGGAAGTTTAACTAAATAAAATAAACTGCGTCTTATAATGTCAAGGCAAATAATATCCACAGGAGCAGTGCCAAATGATGGGACAGGAGATAACCTGTCCCAAGGTGCAGCTAAAATTAATCAAAATTTTACTGAAATTTATACAACTTTTGGAGATGGCATATCTCTCACTGGATTTCAAGGTGCTACTGGTGCACAAGGATCAACAGGACCTCAGGGGTTTCAAGGACCACAAGGAATAGGAGCACAAGGACCACAAGGATTAACAGGACCTCAAGGATTTCAAGGTAATAGTGGTGCTCAGGGAGATAGTGGTGCTCAAGGTGCTCAAGGGTTAACAGGTTCTCAAGGCAATCAAGGCAATCAAGGAGTTCAAGGGAATCAAGGATTTATAGGACCTCAAGGTTCTCAAGGAGATCAAGGTAATCAAGGCATTAGAGGACCTCAAGGAGTTTCTGGTTCTCAGGGAATTCAAGGTGCTCAGGGGGTTAGAGGACCACAAGGA